AGATACGTCGCAAGCCATGTCGACAGCGCGAGTTCGCCCGCAAGCTGCGTCGCCACGCCCCATGACTGGGCCTGCAGGATCAGCCCCTCGGTGCTGAGCTCCATAAAGACGGGTAAGGCGGTCAGTTCTAGCGTCGCGCTCCCGTCGTCGCCCGCGACGTCCTCGATCCGGCACTCGTCGACCTGTCCCTCGGCCCAATGCACGCCGAGCACATGCCCAATGTCGCCGCCAATCTCAACAAACCGCGCGCGCGACACAGCGACCGTGAGACGGTCGTCGCCCGAGAGATCGGTGCGCAGCGAGCCGTCGGTGAAGTCGAGCCATCCGAGCCACAGCCCGCCGGCCGCGGCGAAGTCGGTCCGCAGCGAGAGGCGCGCGACGCTCATCGCACCACGCCGTTGACCATCATCGCCGTGCGCCGCGCCTTCACGCCGAGAGCGCGATCGGACGTCATGGTGCCGACGCCACTGGACGACCCACCCTCGCTGCGCGCTTCCATCAGCTGCAGAATGCGCCGCTGAATCGCCGTCTGTGACGCGGCATAGTCCACGAGCTGCACCGCACTCGACTCGCTGATGCTGCGCGCGCTCCGCACCGACGTGCGCTCTTCATCGAGCACGGTGACGCGCTCGGGTGTCGCGCGATAGATCTCGCCAGGCGTACCCGATGTCGCCGTCGAGACGGGCATCGCATCAGCCGCTTTCTTCATCGTGTCGGCGATTAGCTCTTGGTACCGGGCGTTGTAAATCGCGTCGATCTGCGCGAAGGTGTCCGTCCCGGCGCCGAGCTGCGTCGCTTTCTTCCGTTCGTTGGTGCGCCACGCCTCCAAATCGCTGACGTCGGCTTCGAAGTTCTTCCCCTGCGACCGCTTGTACTGCGAATCGATCGAGCGCGTAAAGTCGGCCAGTTCCTGCGCGGCCTTCTGCTGATCCTCGAATGCGCGCGTCACCTCTTGCACGGCGGCGGCGGCGTCCTGCATCGCATACAACTCACGCAGCCGCGCACGCGTGCTCTCATCGGCCGCGGCGGCGAGTTCGGCAGAGCGATCGACCTCTCGCTGTTTCTGCTCCAGTTCGCGCGCGCGCGCGGGATCGAGCGTGCGATACGCGTCGAGCATGCGCGCATCGATGCTCGCGTTCTGTTCGGCGACGAGTTGCGCTTGCGCGGCGAGTGACGCCGTCGCGCGGCCGACCGCTTCGAGCTGCTGCACGTATTCGATCTGGGCGATGATGCTCGCGTCCGTGATGCCCGCGAGCTCGCGCCGGTTTGCAATATCGATGCGCATCTGTTCGGCTTCCGCGCCGCGGCCCTGCGCGACCAGTGCACGCACCGCGAGGTCTTCCGTTTGCTGCAGCTTGGCTTCCGCGACGGCGTTGTCGAACGCGCGAATCGCCGCGACCATTTCATCGCCGAGCAACACTTTGAGTTGCTCGAACATGTCCGCCGTGATCGTGCCCGCCTCGACGAGTGCCTGCGCCTGCGCGAGCGCGCTATTCGCACCGACGGTCTGGCCCGTGATGAACGCGCCGCGCTCGTCACCGTTCAGCGTTTGACGCCGACCGACGAGATCGAGGCCGAACGCTTCACGCTCGCGCGCTTGGGTCGCCGCGCGCTCCGCTTCGACGCGCACGCGTGCGGCCTCGGCGGCAGCGAGTTCGGCGGCTTGCACGTCGCGCAGCTGCACGAGATACGGCGAGTCCTTGCCAAACTTCGCTTCGATCTCGGCGACTTCGCGCAGCTGCTGCAGCCGCAACCGTTCCGCATCGGCGGCTTCGGTCAGCCCCGCGGCAACCAATCGGCGCACTTCGAGATCTTCGTTCAGTCGGGCCAGTTCGCGCGCGTTCTGCTCGCGCAGGGCGGCTTCGTTGGCGAGCACCGTTTCCAGCACGCGCTCGAGTTCGGCGCGGTAGTTGGCGAAGGCGTTCTGTCCGCGCCTGGCTGCGAAGTCCGCGATGCCCGACAGCTGATCGATCTGCGCGCGCAAATCATCGGCGCTGTTCAAGCGAATGGTGCCGCCGGTGATGCCCGTCGCCGACGCGGCTTGTTTCGCCAGCTGCTCGGCCTGCGCCAAGTTGCGCCGCAACGCTTCCTCGAGCGACGTGCGGGCGGTGATGGCGAAGTCTTCGAGCGCGCGGTTAAACGCGATCGCGTCTTCGCGCATTTTGCGCGCTTTCTCTTTCGCGCGTGTGCCAAACAGATCGAGCGCGTCGGCGATCTGCGTGACGCCGCCGATAAAGGCGCCGGCCGAGCTGAACGCGGCCATCGTGCCCGCCGCACCCGCCTTGCCGCCGAGCGCATCACCGAACGAGACGCTTTTGCCCTCGGCGTTTTTGATCGACTGCGCGCGCGCGAGTCCCGTCGTGATCGACTGCGCACCCGTCGCCACGAGCGAGATCGTGCGACCGACTTCGCCGAACGCCTGGGCGATGAGCTGCACGACGCCGATCACGTCGCGCAGACCATCGGCCCATGCTTGCGTATCGGTTTTGGTCTTCTCTGGAATCTCGAACGGGTTCTTTCCGTCGAGCGCGGCGAGCGCCTCTTTCACGCGCAGCAATCGCTGCGATTCCGCGACCTGGTTGACCAGTCCGCCAATGACGAGCGGCGTCAGTTCGATGCCCGCTTTCGTCGCCATCGTCAGCGCCTCGGCGACGCCCGCCTGCAGCTGCTGCGCGCGCGTGACTTCGTTGTAGGCGATGCCGCTCACACTCAACGCCGCGATCTGTTCGCGCAACTGTGCATTGTCGCGCGCTCGCGCGGTTTGCATGACGCTGAACGCCGCCGCGCCGTCGGTGATCGATTGCGTGTACGCGACCTGCCGATCGTATGCGCGCTGCGCGAGTTCAATCCCGAGCTGCACGACCGACGCTTGATAGTCGCGCTCGATCTCTGCACGCGCCGCTGCCGCTTTCGCGGCCGCCTCGGTCGCCTTCGTCGTGCGATCGACTGCGCGCTCCATCTGCCCATTCATGGCGGTCAGCGCCGTCGCGGTCTGCAGGGTCGCTTTCGCTTTCGCATCGCCCTCGGCGAGTGCTTTGGTAAACGAGCGGTTCGCGGTCGTGCCGTCCGACCATGCCTCGTTCGCCATCTTGAACGCGTCGGCCGCCGACTTGCCGCCCTGACGGAATGCCGCGAGCGCACCGCCGGCGGCTTCGATGTCACGCACCAAACTCGGCGGGACAAAATTCGCCTTTGCGAGCCGCTCCGCTTCCGCACGCTGGTCGGCGAGCGACTTGGTCGTCGCTTCGATGGCCGGGACGGCTTCCTGCTGTCGACGGCGCCACAGAAACACGGCGGCCGCAACGGCGGTGATCGCAGTGATCGCGAGTCCGACCGGGCCGAGCAACGCACGCCACGCGGCGCCGGCGGCGAGTTGCATGAACGCGAGCGCATTCGAGACCGACGTGATCGCCGTGACTTGGCTGGCGAACGCGAGCACCGTTGCACCGCCAGCGGTCGCGGCGAGTGCTGCACCCGCCTTGGTGGCCGCGAGCACGAGACCACCGGCGCCGAGCGCGATCGTGACGGCGACGACGGCGTCGCGGTATTCGATCATCGCGCGCGCGGCTTCGCCGAGTACGCCGGCAATGCCAGCCGTCGCGCTCTTCGCTTCGTTGCTGCCCGCGACGACCATGCCGAACGCGTTGTTCAGCTGCGTCAGAGCGCCGCCGATGGTCGTGGGGATTTCGCCCGCGAGCAGAGCCAGCTTTTCCCGCTGCGAATCGAGCGCGAGCGCCACCTGTCGCCCCGACAACTCGCCGGCTTGGCCCATCTCGCGCAGCTTGCCGATCGGGACGCCGAGCCCGTCGGCGATCGCTTTCGCGACTTCCGGCAGCTGCTCCATGATGCTGTTGAGCTCTTCGCCGCGGAGTACACCGGACGCGAACGCTTGGCCCAACTGATTCTGCGCTTGCGCGGCGGCCATCTGCGTCGCATTCGACAACCGCGTCGCGTTGCTCACCGCTTCCGTGACGGACAAGAGCTGTGTTTGCGACAGCCCCAATTGGTCGGACGACCGCGCCATGCGCGTGTACAGATCGACCGTGCCCGCATAGGTCTGCCGCGCGTTCTGCGCGATCTGAAACAGCGCTGTTTGCGCCTGCGCGGCCGCCTGGCTGATGCCGGCGACTTGCTTCAATCGCCCATCGAGCAACGTGTAGGTGTCGACGGCCTGCTGAATGCCGCGCAGGCCGAACGCGATACCAAGCGCGCCGGCTGCCTTTTTCAGTTGCGCGACCGCGCGTTCTGCGGTCTTGTCGATCTCGGTCAGTGATTTTTTCGCATCCTCAGCACTGCGCCGCGACGGCGTGAAGTCGAGCGCGCGCCCGGTACGCTGCAGTACGCCTTCCGTCCGTTTGCCCGCGGCGTCGACAGTGCTAAGCGACTTGGTCGCCCCGCCGGCCGCCTGCTGAATCGCCGAGGGGTCGAGCGCGGCGCCTGCCTTTTTCAGTTCGTCAGCCGCGCGCTTCGCCGCCGGTTCAATCGGCGTGACCGCCCGCGCCGCTTCCTGCGCCGCCTGGCGAATCCGATCGCCGTCGAGCGCATCGCTGGCCTTCCGGAGCTCGTCGGCGGCGCGCTTGGCGGCCGGTTCGACGGGCTGCAGCGCTTGGGCGGCCGCTTGGGCCGCCTGCTGCACACGGCCCGCGTCGAGCGCGTCGCCGGCCTTTTTGAGCGCCTCCGCGGCGCGCTGTGCTGCGGGCTCGATCGGCTGGACGGCTTTTGCGGCATCCTGCGCCGCTTTCTTGATCGCACTCGGGTCGAGCGCCTTTCCCGCTTTCTTGAGCTCGTCAGACGCCCGTTTGGCTGACTGATCGACTTGCGAGAGCGACGACTTGACCTCGTCGGCGCCTTTCTTGGCCCCCGAGGAATCGATGACAACGCCAAGCCGTGCAATCCGGGCCATGCGGGCTCCCTACTCCGAGGTCGGCGCGGACGGGGATCCGCTCGCGTCTTTCAGCTGTTCCATGACCACTGCGGCGAATGCCTTGTCCGCTTCCTTCACGAGCGCCACGTCGAGCGGGCTCAGCCACACCCCGGTCATGGTCTGATAGGCGAGCATCTCGACGTACTTGATGCGCGAGATCCCGCCGCTGCCGGCGTCACGCGTCTCGTTCAGCTCGCCGAAGGCTTCCCACGCCCGCTCCGCGATCTGCGGCAACGGCGGCGGGACGATGTCATCCCAGACCGCCGGCAGAAGCTCGGGCTGCGCTTCGACCATGCCGATTAGCTGATCGCAAGCGCTGGTGTCTCCGGTGCCACGACTGGCGCCTCGGAACTGGTGCTCGACGTAGGCGCGGAAGGCGTCGAGGAACGGGCGAAAAAACGGGCACGGTCGCCGATGAAGCTGATCGCCTGCTCGCGAATGTCCGGATCTTGTACGTACAGAAACCGGACGTCCTCGGCGGTGAAGGGCACCGGCTCGTCGTTGTCGTCTTCGAAGCCGTACCAGCCGACGGTGAGCGCGGTCACGCGGTTCAGATCGTAATCCGCCTGCTCGGCGATATCGTCGGGCGTGAAGATGCTCGATTCCTGTTTCTTCTTCGTGCCCATGAAGGCGAGCGTCACGCGATTCTGTGCAGTCGCCTGGCGCTGGCGGTCCATGCGCTTCGCCGTCTCGCTGTCGGCGCCGAGCAGCGTGAGAGTGCAGGGCAGGCCATCGCGGGAGAGCAGCGGCGGGTATTCGCCGTTGTAGGGCGATGTCTCGTCTTCGACAATCGGCGCGAGGCGGTCGCGCACAATCATCTGGGCGCCTTCCTCGGCTTTCTGTTTGAGTCGGCGGGTGCTGAGCTTGGCCATGGTCCAGTGCGCGAAACGCGCGAGCGAAAGGGAGAGCACGAGCCGGGGCGACAGGGAGTCCGCCGCCCCGGGTGCGGATTACGCGGGCGTGCGGGTGACCTGAGCGGTGGTGTTCGGCGAGGTTGCCAGCGCCTGCCACGACAGGTTCAGATTCGCGGCGGAGTTGCGGGACATTTCGCCGATGCCGCCGTCGGTGAACTTCACGTTCGAGAACAGGTAGGCATCGCGCAGCGTCGACGCGCCGCCGATCGTGAGCGCCAGCGAGGTCGCGGTGTCGGCGAGATACTTGTCCATCAGCGCCGAGGCACCGGCCGGCATGTACAGCCCGATCGTGCCTTTGCAGACGAACGTGCCATGGTCGAGCCCCGACAGCGCCGTCGAGCCGAGCTGCGGCTGCGGGATGCCCGCACGGGTCATCTCGATCGTAAAGCCGACGGTGCCGATACCAGCCGGACCGAGATCGAGCGAGCCGCCTTCCTGCACGAGGCGCACGCTGCCGACCGGCGACATAATCGGGTTGGTCGGCGCCGCGACGGGCGTGTCGCC